AGAGTACTTGGTCAATGGTGGGCTCACTACAGTGAATGGCATGAGACTAGGTGGTGATTACGCAAAACAAGCTCCTGCGCAATACACAGTAGGTGTTCCTGACTATTTCAGCTACGGCAAGTGGAGTTTGGGCGCACAGTACACCTCGTTAAACAGCAATCCTTGGATAGCGTTTGGTGGTGCCTGGGGTTCAGTTACAAGTTCCAACATTATGGACAATGTGGTCAGTTATCGCAACAAAGGATTCAGCGCACAGGCCAGCTTGATGCATGTGTCTACTAATATTACTCCAGGATTAATTAACAAGGTCAATAACATGTGGGGTGCGTGGGCTGAAATTGGATACAGATTTGGCGATGTCAAGAGCGAAGGCGACACTGGTCTGTTTGCTGGTGTCAAGCCAGTGATATTGTCCGGTTCAGTAGAAGCTAACTTGCCGTCTAGCATTGACAACGCCGGTAATATACAGTACACTAGTAAAAAACTAGCTGTACAGAATCAGGCAACCGGCTATGTGCGAGCACTTTATACCAATCAACTTAGCAAAAAATCACAGTTGAAAATGAGTGCAATGGTCACTGCAAATGGACAGTATAGAGCAATGACAGAATTTAAATTTTTCCTAGATTAATATGACACTAGTAGAAGCACAGGTGCCAGGCATTGCACCATAAGATAATCAGATAGGAGAACGCACTCAATGAATTTCTTGGCAACTGTAGGGCAAGATAAAACTGGACAAAATGCCGTGCGATATTCTGTATCACTTTAATATTTCTAAATAATTTATGTTACTATTTGACCTTCTACTTGTATTGCTTTTGATTAAACATTGGTACATTGACTTTGTAATGCAAACTTCGCGTATGGTGGAGGAGAAAGGGCAGTATGGCAAGTGGTACGGCATCTTGCACAGCTTGCAACACGGTATTGCTACCTTTGCTATTTTTGCATTTGGTGGACTGCAACTGGCTGCAATCCTTGCACTGGTTGATTTTGTCACACACTATCATATTGACTGGACCAAGATGAACTACGGTAATAGAGATATCACAACACCGCAGTTCTGGAATCATCTTGGTCTTGATCAACTTGCCCACCAATTAGTTTATATCATAATCATATCAATCTTTGCACACTTAGCATAAATTTTTAACAACACAAATAGGCAGCAATAAATAACAATACACCGGTCTTTGGACATCATCCCGGTATACAAATTCTGCTGCCTATGCTATAATCAACATAGGAGAACACAATGGCAACAACACTTACCCCCGTTTCATACAAATACACCAGTACCAAAGAGTATATCGATGCGTTTCCCTGCGCTTATCGACAATGGCGAAGTGATTCGCACTGTAATCTAATTCACGGATACAGTTTTTCAATGAAGTTCTACTTTGGAACCAATGAACTAGACGCCCGTAATTGGGCTGCCGACTATGGCGGCCTTAAGGAATTGAAGAAGACACTAGAAAGTCAATTTGATCATACACTGATCGTTGCACAGGATGATCCAGAGATGGCCACATTCAAAATGTTGCAGGAAAAGAACATGGCCAAGATTGTAGTACTGCCGAGACTGGGCTGCGAAGGTCTTGCTGATATGCTTTATAATTATGTCAATGGTGTTTACATTCCCGAGATGTGGGGCGAAGGCGAAGCTGCTCGTCTTTGGTGCTATAAAGTTGAAGTTCGCGAGACGCAGGCTAACATGGCATTCCGCGAAGGGCATCGTGAATGGAATGAGGATTTGTTTGCATGAGCGATAAGCACACAGAAATAATGGACATTCTACAAGAAGAATGTGCAGAAGTTATTCAAGCAGTCAGCAAGTGTCGTCGATTTGGCTTTGACGAATGCTATCCAACATCGGGCAAGAGCAATCGTGAAAGCCTGGCTGAAGAAGTAGGCGACTTGTTGTGCATGATCGATTTGCTGATAGATTTTGACTTGGTAAGTGATCGATCAGTATCCCTTGCCCGAGAAGCCAAGAAAGAGAAGCTGAAGAAATGGTCAGCGATATACAATTGATATTATGAACCAGCATAAAATAGCACTGTTGTTGCCCACACGAGCCAGACCGGCGGCGTTACAGCGCAGTGTTATGAGTGCTGTCAACACTGCAACTGACATTGACTCTTTTGAAATTGTGCTTGGGTTTGATAGTGACGACACCGATACTATTGAATATTTCAAGAACACACTGCAACCAACACTGGATGCACAAGGTGTCAATTATCAAGCCCATGTGTTCGAGCGCATGGGCTATATTCGTTTAAACGAGTATGTGAATAGTTTAGCAGCCAAAGCTTCTGCAGACTGGTTAGTTTTCTGGAACGACGATGCAATAATGGAAACCATCGGATGGGATACAATCATTGCCAAACGAACAGGCGAGTTCAAAGTGCTGGCATTCCATACACACAACGATCATCCTTACAGTATTTTTCCCATTGTTCCAAAAGAATGGTTTGATCTATTTGGATACCTAAGTCCACACCAAATATCTGATGCATGGCTCAGTCAACAAGCATATCTATTGGATGTATGGGAAAGAATCCCAGTTAAGGTGACACACGATCGGTTCGATCTAACTGGCAATAATCAAGATGAGAACTTTGCATCACGGCCCATGTTGGAAGGCAATCCGGTTAGCCCATTGGATTTCCATCATGCTTCGTGGCATAAAAGACGAATGGCGGATGCCAAGGTAATTGCACAGTACATGGAAGACAACGGATTAAGCACAGAATTTTTCAAGGCTGTGTTGGAAGGTAAACAAGATCCCTGGGTCAAGCTCAAGCTCAACGATGTGAACAATCACATGACGCAATGGAAACTAGCATGATAAGTTTAGAAGATCGCATTAAACAATACTGGAACAATCAGCCTTGTAATATTCGTCATAGCGAAAACGAAGTTGGTAGTTTGGCATTTTTTAAAGAAGTCTCTGCTCGTAGATTTCAAGTAGAACCACATATTCTTGAGTTTGCAGAATTTCATCTATGGCAAGGTAAACAAGTGTTGGAAATTGGCCCGGGCATTGGGACCGATGCTGCTGAGTTTGCAAGACACGGTGCTGACTATTACGGTATAGACTACAGTATTGAAAGTGTTAATCTTGCTCGTACACGATTCGGAGTAGAAGAACTAGCCGGCAGATTTAGTTGTGGTGATGCCAGTGACAAAGACATGTACACAGGCCTGCCGCAGTTTGATTTGATCTACAGCTATGGTGTTATTCATCATTACCCTGCGATTGATAAAATCATTGACAATGTGTACAGTTCTCTTCGCCCTGGCGGCGAGTTTCGCTTTATGGTATATGCCAAAGACAGTTGGAAACAGGCAATGATCAACAAGGGACTGGATCAATACGAAGCACAAGATGGATGTCCTTATGCTAGAAGCTACACAAGAGGCGACATTGATTATCTGTTGCGCAACAGTTTCCGTATTGAGGAGTTGCGTCAAGACCATTGTTTCATGTACAATGTAGAAGCATACAAGCAAGGCAGATACGAACTGGAACCTTGGTTCGCGGCCATGCCGACCACAATGCAGAATGCTGTTAAAGAGTATCTAGGATGGCATTTGTTGGTGAAAGCACGGAAAGTTTAATGTCCGAAGATAAAAAATCTAATATAGCCAAAGGCAGAAATAGCTTTGATGCCAACATTGATGGCGCTATTGTTCCTTTCTTCAATCGAAATATTACGCCGTATGCCACAGAAGCAGGTGGCCCAAAATTTGATCTTGTTCCTGTTACCAAACAAAAGGACATAATGATCAATCATGCCAGGATGTATGCCCAGCAAGAACATGACAGAATTATGGAATTGGTCGCTGTGTTGGAAAAGCAGGCACAGGAAATCAAACGCAGATTAGCTGTAACAGATGCTGTTCATGCAGCAGAGTACCAATTCCAAGTGGTAATGGGCATGTGTTATTGGTTGGTATGGGATCGCCGCAAAGAAAAAATGCTGTTGGATCATCATGGGCCCAACGGATGGTCCAGTGCTCCGCCAGATGATTATGTGTATCAAACACAAGTAAAATATATGGGCGATCATACATGGATGGAAATAAACGAAGGACCGAGCAATGGGAACATATTACCGTAATATAGAAAAATTTATCGAGCAACTGGCAACTTAATGGTTGACGGAGTACTGCTAGATCATGTAAAATTAGTAAATGCCAAAGAAGAAGATAAAAATGAAAGATACAAATGAAATGGTTTAAAAAACTCGTAGCTGGTTGGGCAAAACAAGGTAGTAACTACGCTGAAGTAGAAACTATGAAAGGTAGTAGATTGGTTAGCAATAATGACTGTGCTAGTCCCGACAATGACCCTATACTAAATTTTAAAATATACTCTGCTGTGGGCGGTAGGATTGCAGAGTTTAGACGCTATGATCGTAAAAGTGATCGTAATGATTCTACTACTTACATTATCACCGATGAGCAAGATTTTGGCGAGTGCATTAGCAGAATTGCAACAATGGAAAAATTAAAGTTATGAGTAAAATTAAAATCGCAGAGTTGTTTTACAGCATCCAGGGAGAAGGCAGATATATGGGTGTGCCCAGCGTGTTCCTTAGAACTTTCGGCTGTAATTTCCGCTGTGCAGGCTTTGGCATGCCCAGAGGTGAACTAAGCAACGATGCAGAAGAAATTGCCCAAGTTGCATACATGTTTGAAAAATACGAAGATCTTCCGTTAGTTAGCACAGGATGTGACAGCTATGCCAGCTGGCATCCTGACTTTAAAAATCTAAGTCCAATGCTCTCAAGTGAAGCAATTGTAGATCGTATCATGGAGATTCTTCCGCAGGATCATTGGAAGGACGAACACTTGGTAATCACAGGTGGTGAACCTCTGCTGGGATGGCAACGGGCATATCCTGACTTGTTGAACAATCCCAAGATGAAGGGACTGCGTGAGATTACATTTGAAACAAATGGTACTCAGAAGCTTACGCCAGAATTTGCAGGTTACTTACAAAAATGGCACAACACTGTCGGACACGAGCTTACATTCAGTGTCAGTGCCAAGCTGCCATGCAGCGGTGAGAGATGGGAAGATGCTATTTGTCCAAAGATTGTGGCTGAATACGAACAAGTTGGCACAACATACTTGAAGTTTGTCATTGCCACCGAACAAGACTTAGAGGATGCGCTACGAGCCACTAACGAATATCGTGATGCAGGATTTGAAGGATATGTGTACTTGATGCCAGTTGGCGGTGTTGAAAGTGTATATGCGTTGAACAACAAAGCAGTGGCATTGATGGCAATGAAACACGGTTTGCGATACAGTGATCGACTTCAAGTTCCGCTGTTTAAAAATGAATGGGGGACATGATCATGGGGATGCTTGATAAACTAAAAACTATGTTTGGCACAGCAGCGCCTGCAACTATTCCAAAGACCAAGGCCAAGTCCAGAGCCAAGGTAGCAAAAACAACGTCGTCTGCAAAGACTGAAAAAGAAATTGCTACAGAAAAAGGCGAGCCCTGGGTTGCTATTCTAAGTATGGATATTGATCCTGAAAATCTACACCAAGGTGCGTTTGAACTGGACTGGAACGACAAGTTTGTTGCCAACTTGGTCCGAGCAGGATATCAAGGTAGACCCGAAGACAAAGATTCTGACATAGTTGACCGCTGGTTCCAAAATGTCTGCAGACATGTGGTAATGGAAACATGGGAACAAGAAATGGCCAATAATCCCAACCGAGTTGTCAAACAACGGGACATGGGTGATGGCAGGACTGAAGTTTCCTAGTGATATTATTTGTAAATGGAGATAGCCACACAGCGGCTGCAGAAGCTGTTAACCCACATGCATTTGCCATGGACGACGGCAAACTGTTTTTTATGGGTCGTGCACCGCATCCTGAAAATTTAGCAGTCAGCTGGGGCAAACGGCTAAGCAATGCACTGCGGGCCAGTTTCCACTGTGATGCCGAGAGTGCCAGTAGCAATGCCAGAATTCTAAGAACAACAAGAGACTGGTTGGCCAACATCCGTAACTTCGGCGATGTGTTGATGGTTATACAATGGAGTACTTGGGAACGAGAAGAATGGCTAATCGACGGTACCTACTACCAAGTCGGTGCCAGCGGCATGGACGATGTCCCGGACAAACATCAACAACGCTACAAGGAATATGTAGTAGGGGTGGATTGGAAAGAAAAAACCAAACAGGCTCATGATGAAATTTGGCAACTGCATACCGAGCTAGAAGGTCTGGGCGTTAATCACATTTTCTTCAACGGTAACAACGACTTTGATAAAATAACAGATCGGCAAGATTGGGGAACCAGCTATATTGCACCATACGATCCTGCTGGTACTTACAATGCCCAAATTCGTGCTGCAGGTATTCAAACTGTTGCACCCAATTCGTGGCATTTTGGTAACGACGGCCATTGCTTTTGGAATCGTTCTATGTTACAATACATTATTGCCAACAACAAAGTCTAAGGTTTCTCTATGCGTTATGTGTTAATCGACACTGCTAATATGTTCTTCCGTGCTCGACACACTGCTTTCCGCGCCAGCGATCCGTGGGAGAAAGTTGGTGTTGCATTGCATACCACGCTGATGAGTGCCAACAAAGTGGTCAAACGCTTTGCAGCAGAGCATGTGGTATTCGGACTCGAGGGGCGTAGCTGGCGCAAAGACCATTACAAGCCGTACAAGGCCAATCGTGCTGTGGCTCGTGCTGCGTTGACAGAGGCGGAATCTGAAGAAGATAAAATGTTCTGGGAATCTTATGATAGCCTGACTAAATACCTGTCAGAACGAACCAACTGTAGTGTACTCAGGTGCCCTATTGCCGAGGGCGATGATATCATCGCCCGATTCATTTACTTGCATCCCGACGACGAACACATTGTGATCAGCAGTGACACTGACTATGTCCAGTTACTTGCGCCAAATGTTAAACAGTACAATGGTATCACAGACGAACTTATCACGCTAGACGGAATCTTTGATCATCGAGGCAAACTTGTGATCGATAAGAAAACTAAATTGCCCAAACAGATTCCTGATCCTGCTTGGTTGCTGTTTGAGAAGTGTATGCGTGGTGATACCAGCGACAATGTGTTCTCTGCATTCCCGGGTGTGCGTACCAAAGGCACCAAGAACAAAGTAGGGTTGCTGGAAGCATTTGCAGATCGCGAGACCAAAGGCTATAATTGGAACAATATGATGTTGCAGAGATGGACCGATCATAACGGTGTTGAACATCGTGTATTGGATGATTACGAACGCAATCGTTCTTTGATTGATCTCACACATCAACCAGATGCAATCAAGGATGCTGTGGATCTTGCTATTATCGAACAGGTATCGCATAAAGACATTGGTCAAGTCGGTGTGAGATTTATGCAGTTCTGTGGCAAGTACGAACTGATCAAGTGCAGCGAAAATGCCGAAAGTTTTGGTCGCTGGATGAACGAAACATACAAAGGAGTATTAAATGTTAATAGCTAAAGTGGTAGCAGATAAACAATATTGGATTTTACAAGAAGCCGATCAAAAGGTTGGCAACATCGAAGCGTGGGACGGTGGATATCAAGTTCGTATTCGCGATCAAGTAAAACAATTTAAAACAATCAAACTTGCAGCGCGTGAAGCAAATATTGTATTTGAAAAGGGTGTCAAAGCATCTAAACCAGACAACACAATGGTTCATGGTTTTACTGTGGCGGGCCGTTGCTATAATCCTGTGTGGGATGTTGTACATCGGTTACCATTGTATACCAAG